GAAGCGATAGCGACCCAGTGAAGGAAGCGATAGCGACCCAGTGAAGGAAGCGATAGCGACCCAGTGAAGGAAGCGATAGCGACCCAGTGAAGGAAGCGATAGCGACCCAGTGGATTTGAACTGTTTCACTTAACAGTTAACGCGCATATGCACGCGTAGCAAATAGCGTGCCAAGTGCAGTAAATTTATTTTGATCTTTTTGATGCATTGGGCGCTTTTTGGCTGTTTCTATCGTGCTAGAATCTAATCACGCCGAAATCACTCGGTTTAATTAGGTGCATAACATGAACATAGTCAAGACATATCATGGCTGGCGCGTATATGGTAATTTTGGCGCGGTTATGGATGTTGCCAATGATGGCACAGTGATTTATTGCAACATGAACGAAGACAGTCCAGAATACAAACGACTATTGAACATGGTTAAAGTGAAATAACCCCACAGTTTACTAGGGTATTAAAAGTACCCTATAATCAAGTCTCATAATTAATTAGGTGTAACATGAAGTACAAACCCGAAATCTTAATTTTCAGTGAATTACAATTCGATTCAATGAAACCCGGACAATGGTTCAAATGGAATAATGGAGCGCGTGGACAATGGCTTGGGAAGACCCTTGCAGGCGTTGATGTTATCAGGCATCAAAATAAAGCATTCGGTCAACCTGCTGATTTCTACCGGACTAGAATTCTGAGAGAGTACGCAAAGCGGCACGGAAGCAAATAACCCCACAGTTTACTAGGGTATTAAAAGTACCCTATAATAGATTTTATTAACTGGATATAAAATGCGATTTACTGACAAATTTTTCATGTTCGTTAACCTTACATTGTGGGGGGTTATTCTCCCATTGGTTTCTTATTTTAACTAAGGGTTATAATGTACTTGCATATATTTTTAGGTAGTCCGAGGAAAAATAACCCAATTGTAATCGAAACAAACATAGAATATGCGCTAAAATATTGGAAAGCGCGTAAATCAGTGAATCCCGATATTAACTGGGTTCTTAGCTCTAGCCCTAAAATTAGCTCTTACTTTCTTTAACTAAAGGATATATATAATGGAATACGATAAAAAACAACATCAGGGTAAACCATCACGGGATAGGAAACAACAACGAGAAAACAAACGGCAATTTTAAGGTATACTAAAACTGAATTCTAATGGTAAACTCTGAGATTATCGGGGTTTATCGTGAGAGTTTAAATAGGCAAACGCTTATACTTTTCAACATGGGTTAAATATCATGGCTATCGTTTCTAATACATTGGTTTCTACTGGCTGTTTCTGCACTGTCACGTTTCTGACAAATGACGGTGAAGTGCGAACAATTAATGGCAGAACCGGCGTCAAAAAATACCTTAAAGGGACAGGTAAACGCACCGAAGCCACTAACAATAACTACTTTTTGGTGTATACCCGCAATGGCTCACGTTCTTTTGATGCACCACGCAACATTGCTAAGAACCGGATTATTTCAATCCGGGCGCATGGCATCCGGGCGGAAAAGAATAATAATTCTATATATGCTCATAACGTATAACTGACGTTTTATTGTAGGGTTCTATCATAGTTCCCTATGATAAGAGTTTAATTATATTCTCTTAATTTTGGATTAAATACCATGCAAACTATTACATTGAAACACCTCGAATCTACTGTAAACCGTATCAATACAATGATGAATAACCCAGTGGAGGCATATTCTAAGGTCAATGATAAATACATCGCTAATATTGGGAATTATCATCTAAATGGTGCATATGGTGGATATGCTTTGCATCGTATGCATAACCTAAGCGGTGGGATCTCGGACGTTTTCCAATGTGGGCATGTGTCTAAACGGGAATTAATGAATAGAATGCAGGCTTTTATTAATGGATACTACGCGGCTAAAGTAGTTTAACTAGGGAATAGTATGTATTTCATTTTCGATTGCAATCATAGTATCGTGGGCAATCCCTTGGGTTATCGTACATTCAAGGGCGCGAGAACCCAGCGGGATATGCAAAGCAGCAAAGCGTATAAGGCAATACATTCAGCATTCAATGCAAAGCATAAATCATGCAAAGATAATCTTATCTCTCAAATTATATTAATAAACACTAATAGCATCAGTACCGAACAAGCACTTATCAATTACTACCTGAACAAATAAATATGCAATCTAAAATCAAATTACCTAAAATTAAATCATCAGTTATCTATTCTGGCCCATCATTAATCGATGGTAAACCTATCGTTGTTGTTGCCATTGTTAAATCAAGCAATCAAAAGACATCCGACATGGTTCAAACGTACATCATCAGGTCAGATATTGCCCCAATGACCGCAAGCAAAACAGGGGAGGATTATTCTATATGCGGGAATTGTACGCATAGGGGTAAACCCACGGATGATGCGAGTAAAAAGCAAGCGGTAGAACGTTCCTGCTATGTCACACTATATCATGGACCTTCGGCAGTTTATCGAGCTTTCAAGCGCGGCGCTTACCCTATGGCATCAAATTATGATATTACGCGCTTAGGGGCCGGTCGCATGGTGCGCTTAGGGACCTATGGCGACCCATTAGCGGTAGATTCTAAGATATGGGACAATTTATTATCTGATGCATTGGGTCATACAGGCTATTCTCACCAATTGGGTTTAGTTAATGGTGATTATTCAAAGGTAATGATAAGTGCTGATAATCAAGAGGAAGCCAAGAAAGCACATAAAAACAGAATGAGAACCTTTCGGGTTATACCCGTCCGAACGTGGAATGAAATGGGCAAAGCTTCATTGATGGGGAATGAAATACTATGCCCAGCATCTAAAGAAATGGATTACAGGACAACGTGCGACAAGTGTAAATTATGCGCAGGTGGCGACGTAGGCAAATCGATTGCGATTGTGTCGCATGGTACTAGCAGGAACATGTTTAAAGCACAATAAAAAGGGTTTAAATGTATGTTTAAGCGATTGTATTGTCTAGGGGTAGTGCTGGGTTGCCTTATGTATTGCTTCACTGTTATCGGGTTTGTATGGGCGCCTACAGTATGGATTGTGCATAGGATGTTTACCCGATAGTGAAACATGGAATAACCCCACAATGTACGGGGTCATTACATTGTGCTATATTAGAGTCTTATTAATTAGGAGTTCAACATGAAAATCGAAGTAAAAAACAGCACTAAAATACAGCTTGATTGGCTGGTGGCGAAGTGCTTAGGCTTTAACGCTGAAGCACTTGTACAACTCGCAAAGAAAGCTCCTGGCAAAAACTATGGATGCTTCCTAACTAAGTACTCAACCGACTGGTCCCAAGGCGGGCCGATCATTGAAAGGGAGGGCATCAGTATCATAAAACAGACAGCGCAGCGGTGGGTGGCAGAGTATTCGTTAGGTTGCGACAGAACAGATCATGCCCGAGTCTGGGGGGCAACACCACTTATAGCAGCCATGCGCTGCTTTGTGGTTTCTAAACTAGGTGAAAGCGTAGAAGTACCCAATGAGTTACTTAATTAAAGGCATATCATGAAAATTGAAATTATCCGTAGCACTATCGATAAATCAAATCAAGTCTTATCAATTGGGAATTATTGGAATAATAAAGGTATGGTTTACAAACTAGAATCCTTTGAGTATATAGGGGATGAAATGGGTTTAACGGCAGCATTACATGAGATCAGGGACAATCGAGACGCTGAATTTATGCACGTTGTCAACCGTATGATTGCCCAATAGAATTAGGGTTTACCCCTACGATACAAGCCCGGTTATTCCGGGTTTTTTAACGTCAGCGTTATAGTGAAATGCTATCGTGGGTCAGATGCTATAGTGAAATGCTATAACCCGTTTCCGTGAAATATCATAATATAACCACATACCGATATAATACCCGTTATCCTATAGGGTCATTACACAATAACGGCATGATGTATGCACCATTCTAGTGCACGATACGTGACCGATTATGCGGGCCTATAACGCGATAAAACGCGAATGCATACGATGGTATCAACTCCGGATTCTCTCGGGTTTAACGGGCGTTTTAGGCCGTTCTAGAGGGTTATAACGGGAATATACCATGTAGATATTTTAGAATTCTACCGACAATGGAATAGGGGTGGGGCGGTTACCATCAAGCACCCATTCCATCCTGCGTTAAAAACACCCGATTACTCCTAGCTATACCAATCCACTCAGCAACAATATACTTGCAATTCAATAGCAAATGCTAGGCACATTGCAACACAAGATGAACGACAGATGGAACGGCAGATGGAACGCACTCTAAGGCAAGCGGAAGACTCCGTAGGAGGCTTACCTTACACGTAGATTGCACGTATAACTAAGGTTAACCCAACGGTAGCCCAGATGTACTACAGAGGCTCTACGGGCGTTTAAGCGAGTGTAATAATGCGAGTAATACATAAGCACATATGGATATTTACTGGATGGTACTTACATTGAAGTAGTAAATACTTGAGGTATAAAATTTTAAAATTAAGGGATGTGTAGAATGTTCAAGCATCCGATCTTTTGGATGCGTATGTTCGGTCAACGTGCTACTAAGTTCATGTAGCCACTGAGATTGCATTGCACAATCATTGAACAAGGTTTAGCACTATTACCAGTAAAAACAGGTTTAGCACTATTACCAGTAAAAACAGGTTTAGCACTATTACCAGTAAATTCAGTACCTGATGTAGAGGACTGAAGTAGGTCAGGATTGAAGATTATTGGCTTTATGCTGGTATGAAGGTTACATTGTGCGATGCTACGTGGATATTTTTGGAGTCAATGCACAATGATCCTTCCTTTATCTGATGTTGGATATTTTTAGATATTTATTTCTTTCTTATATCTTGATACTGCTAGACCTGCCGTTTAACTGAAGTTGTTCTGTAGCTTATTTTAAATCTCCCTCCTAGATCGTTGGAATTTATAGTATATAAAGCACAACACATACCTGCCGTATTTAACGGTAGATACGTGTGTACTTTATCGTACTAATATTTCATTTGTGGCAGAGGGTGCGCCACAGGCTTTACTTCAGTAGCCACTCATCAAAGAGATTTCGCATCCTATCACTGAGAATACTTACAGTGATTGACTGGTTATCACGGATAGCCTTACATTACCTTTCTGTCTGTCTCTTTCCTTATCTTTTTCTTTTAGGGGTTTGCTTTCCTGTGCTATTAAACATGTAGCAAAGTAACCCCAGATTCTTCCGTATAAAGCCTAAGATTTTCGCTTAGGAATTTCTTAGGTTGAACAAAAGATTATCAAAAGATTATGAGCACTATCGTAATGATAGCAGATATTTCCTGCTATTCCTTTAACCAATCCATGAATAATTCTCGCATTCTTTTACTCAAAAATGTCACCTTCATTGGTTCTCTTTCACGTACACACCCACGAAAAACCCATTGGATAGCTTGGTTAAGCGCATACCCATCCTCATCAATGTCATAACCATAACTACTTAAGTAACCCTTCACTGTTACATTGTTGTAGATATTAAAAGCATGGATTGCATAGGTCTTGTGCGCTAACTTATTGGTTGCTCTGCAATTACATGCTACCAGATTATCCTCTGAGATATTTGCTCCTTTTACCTTAGAGAAGCTACCCATTGGTAACGTAAAATACACTTCAGATTTAGGCACCTTTTGAGTCTTTGGTAAGGATGTCAGTAGCTTGCGAACGTCTTCTGGATTTATTGTCTCCCTTTTATTATTACCTTCCCACCATGCAGAAGATAGGTTGTACTTGGATTGCTTCTCTAGTAACTTCTTTACTGATATTGGTTCTACGAACTCCAGTAGCTCTTTAATCTCTTTTTTATTCTGTGTATTACCTCGAAATAAAGGAATAGATAAGGACTTAAAACCAATCTTGTGCAAGGATAGAAATGCCTGCATGATAGAACCACCGAAGTTATAGGTAAGTAAAATAAATCTGTCAGCACTCAGTACCAGATCAGGTGATAAATATGTCACTAACATAGTGTTGGAGTTCTTCTCTCCGTATAAGCATCCACGGTCGCATAAACGCTTAATATCACCGTATCTAGCCTCGTCTGACATATCTTGTTTCAAGAAAGACATCTTACCTAGATTATTACTGTCCTTACTTAGCATATTTTCTGAGTACAAGAAATCAACGTCTTGTTTGTTGATGCGAAATGCGTCTATTAGATTCAGTTCCTCGTCACATACTATCTGGTATTCTTGTAACTTAATCCATTCAATGTGCTCCCTTTTGAAGTGCAGAGTCAATGCGTGTGTACATGCCACGTTCTTACCTTCTTTCATGAACTCAAGAATCTGTGGAGCCAATGTACCGTCTTCTTTTGATGCTACGTGAAAGACCATATTAACTTCATCAGCTTCCTTTTGTACACGCTCATTCACTTCATCCTTCATTGGGCTGAGATATAACCAAGGTTTGTCTTGATGTTCTGACATGTACTTAAATATGGCTGTTGTTTTCCCACTACCCGGAAGTGCATCTACTATTTCAATTTGTTGTGTCATATTAGGAATTCTCCTGTGTGGTATTTCAAAGTATAAACCAACCGTCTGCGTTCATCTTTTTGCCGGTCAATCAGGGATACAGCGTGCAAACCTTCCAGAGCAGCTTTAGCTGTTAATCGGTTTACCCCAAGCATATCACCCAGAGTCTCGTAAGAGATGCGGCAGGAGTTTGTATCAGTTTCTTTCATAGCTTTTAGTAAAATACTATAAGCTAGCTTAGATACTGGTGATATATTTTTGTGTTTCATGATTTCATCCGGGATTGTGAACATAGGTCCTTTCGTTGTGTTGTGTTAAATTGTATGTGTTACTTATTATACCATACATCTGATTGATAATCTAGTCAATTCATATCTACACCAGAATCAACTATCTCAAACACATCTTAGCACAGAAAAGAGCAGCCTAAGTATTTACATCCAAAGAAACCATGATATAATCAGGGTACGGTTCCTAGAAACGGAACCTTCAGTCTATCACCACTACAAGAATCCGAATCCTTCGGGTTCGTACTAAACAAGGAACTTATGCAAAACATCACTTCACCAAGGACAGACGATCAAGGTATCGAACAAGAAATCATCGCTAAAGGGTTAACAGCACCGCGTGTTACACCACAGGATATTGAGGATAACATCCTGAGTGAACATTACTTCACTGCTGGTGATGGTGTCGTTGGTTCTGATTTTGAAAATGGACCAGCACCTTATCCTGACACTCTTGACTTACTTACATTCTGCGTTCTAGTCCTGCGTAACGGATTCTCAGTAACCGGAGAGTCAGCTTGTGCTTCTCCTGAGAATTTTAACGCCGAGATTGGACGAAAGATCGCACGAGAGAATGCTAAACAAAAGATTTGGCCCTTGATGGGCTACGAATTGCGCAGTAAACTACAGGCTTAATATGCTATTACCCTATCAGCAACGAGTTATTACTGAGCAAGATGAACTTGACATTAAAATGCTGGCATTATCTAAGTTCTTTGATACAAAGTTCTTTTTGGATTTACCCGACGTAGAACAGAACTTACTACGTAAACAATATGTATATATGCAGAGGTATTCCTCTATTCTATCTGAGCGTATCTCTAATTTTATTAACTAAATAAAGGAAAACACATGATTACTCTTCAAGAACACACTGGTTTTATCAAAGTAGAAGAATACAGTCTAGCTGGTTGGTTAGCTGAAGTTGAAACTGTAATTAAACAAGGCTATACTTTTGATTTCGAGAGTAATGAAACACACCCACAAGCCTTTGGGTCGATGTATACTGTACTGATGGTGCCAGATATACGTTTTGATGCTTACGCTGCACCTGAAGCTCCTTGGGGAAATCCTAATGATCTTAGTAAAGCACTTAATCTTCTGCAAAAAGAATCCAATGTTGAAGATAAGCCAGCAAACGCCGTAACTACTCCTAAAGTAGACGGACGCAAGAAGAAATAATATGGAAGAATCCACTGATGTCTACTCTGAGTACTTTGTGGATACTTTGATTTGTAAAGATTGCAAATTCAATAGTTCCTCTTTTACTTTATTTACTTCAGAGTATCTAAGATGTAATAGACCTACAGGTAAAATTGATTTTGTTACAGGTAAACCAGAGACATTGACTGATTTTTGCAGTATAGAAAGACTGTACGATTCGTACTTGAATAGAAAGCGATGTGGACCTTCTGGAAGATTCTACGAAGCTAGCCAGTGGAAGAAAGTAAAGTTGTTCTTTAATAAAGGAGAGTAAATGAAGCGTAATCTAAAGGTTCGTGAACAAATTGTTCAAAAAGAGAAATTCGTTCGGCAGACATTTCCTCAGTTGCTTCCTAAGAATGAAAACCAGCGTGTATTGCTGGATGCTTTTCAGTATGACCAACTGGTCGTAGCTCAAGGTTCAGCCGGAACGGGGAAGTCCATACTTAGTGTATGGCATGCTGCTAAACAACTGCAATCCAAGAAGGTAAAGAAGGTTATTTTAATCCGTGCATATCAACCCTTGGCTGGACGTTCTATCGGTATGCTTCCCGGAACTGCCTCTGAGAAATTAATGCCATTCTACCAGCAGTTGATTGATTACTTTGAGGATTTCTTAGGTAAGGCTAGTACTGAGATTCATATCAAGAATGAAACCATTCAGATTTGTTCACTTGAGACAATTCGTGGTCGCTCTTGGGATGATGCTATCATTATTATTGACGAAGCGCAATGCTTGTTCGTTCCTGAAGTTCAAGCCCTAGTAACACGAGTAGGTGAGAATTCCCAGATTATCTTCTGTGGTGATGATACTGGAATGCAGACAGACGTTAAGAACGGAATGAATGGTCTACGGTACTTACGTAAGTTAACTGAGAAGTACAATATCAGTTCTTCTTCTTTTGTTAATTTCACACGAGAGGATATTTGTCGTAGTGGATTGACTAAGGAATTCGTGATTGCATTCGAGGAAGAAATGCTAGAAGATGAACGTGGAACTGCGATTGTGTCACAGTCCGAACAAGATAAACAATTCAAGAAAGGTCGTTAAAATGACAAATAAGTACAACCTCTCCAATACTAAATTAAAGACCCGTTTAACTGAAGAAGAAGAATTCGAGCATGAACGTATGTCTAATTCCTTGGGTTATTTTGTCAAGAACCTAGTCCAAAATCAGTTCACTGTTGATATTGATGAACCGTTCACTACACCAGCGTATTACCGTAACATCATTCAGATGCTCACAGAGGCTACAGAGGACGATATCGTTGTATTCCGTATCAATTCCCCCGGTGGACGTGAAGATTCCCTCCTAGCCCTTGTAGAAGCCGTTAAAACGACACAAGCAATGACTGTCAGTGTTATTATTGGCGAATGTGCAAGTGCAGCTAGTCTTTTTGTTATGTACACCGATCAGGTTGTAGTAACGGACAATGCGCGTATGCTCTGTCATGGTGCTAGTTATGGTTTTGCTGGCAAGGATTCGGATGTTCGCGCTCATGTTAACCACACAGCTAAGACAGTGGATAAACTAATCCGTAACTCCTATAAATTCTTCTTAACTGATGCTGAAATTGCTGATCTACTGGATGGTCGTGAGCTGTATCTTGATTCTGACGAGATTAATGAACGGTTTGCTTCTCGTCAAGATAAGTACGAACAAGAGGAGATTACACAGCAGAAAGCTCTAGAGGTCCCTGTGAAGAAAGCCCCAGTTAAGGCACCCACTAAGAAAGTAACTAAGTAAAGAGGAACGTATGACACCAGAAAGACTAAAAGAACTCCTTGAGTACTTCCCGTTAACTGGTGAAGTACGCAACCGAAAGAACAAACGAATACTACAGCAAGATCATGATGGTTTAGTTGTAGTATTCTGTTCTTTCGCCAAGAAGACAACTAAGATGAAACTAGAAAGGGTAGCATACGCTCTGGGTTTTGGAGTATTCCCTAAAGAGAATCAAAGAGTACTGCACAGGAATCTAGACCTTGAGGATAATAGGTTAGTTAATCTAATGCTGGTAACCCGCGCTGAATTCCTCCAGATAAAGGAGGCTCACCGGAACTTAACCAAGGATATTAAGATAATGGCTCACGGTACTGACCAATTTGATTATGTTATATCTTGGTTTGAAAAAGGGATAGAGCGCAAGAAGATTGTGCATGATATTATCAAGGCAAGACAGGGAATGCTGAAGCTACAACTGAAGTACAGCAAGATACTTACTAAGTATTGCTTATTTGAATGAATAGACTTACTGTATATTTGAGTGAACAGATTTCACTAGCATTTCTGGATTTACCGTGCTATAATTCTTAGTAAGAAACCAAGAGGTAGTTTAGCTAATATGCAAGAGGTTTATCCTTGGGTATCTCAGTCTGCTACGGCACAGAAAACTACAAGTCTAGTTTCTTATAAACGTATGTACTCTTCCATTGAACTGTCGCATAGCCAGCGCGTCACTGGCACTATTAAATAACGTAGCAAGTAGTTGCTACTCAAAAAGAATAAAAACAATAACAAATTGAGGTACAAATGCAGTACAATAACCAATATACCAAGGATGAAACGAAAGAGTTACTCTTTCGGGTTAAACAATGGATGAATCCAGAGGACTCCGTAGGTTCTGACGAACAAGACCCTGACGAACAACTGGAGTTAGATATTTTGATGAATCCAAGTGGTAAGGTTAAGGCTGTATTTTACGATTAAGTAAATATCAACTAGTCGCTTGGCTCACAGCAAAGAAAGACGGTTAGTTACCTTTCATAGTTCAATCGGTAGAATGTTCGCTTATTGCGAATAGATGCAGGTTCGAGTCCTGCTGAGAGGTGATTTAAATAAAAGTACATTACAAAGAATATCAAAGAACCTACCTTAGGTGCCCGTCGTACGGTTTGTGCGTCCGTTGTATCTTGTATCAACGTAACAGCAGTTGATACCTGCACGATAATCCGTCAAGATTATTGCTAAATACAAGCGTGTTCTGAAACAGTTATCACGAAAGCATAACGCTGGATAATGTAACCAGCACATACAACTGGTTATACTCTAAGTAACCAAGGTACTATTTGGATACACCTTAAGATATCACTGGATAATCATAACCAGTTCCTATTCTGTGTACTGAGCCGTAATAGTTCATTAGTACACGATGGTGGCACGGAGATCGGTCAACGGAGGATGCAGCCACCCTTAATCCTCGCAGTACAGGAGACGTACCGAAAGGTTCGGATACTGAGATACGTAAGCTGCACTAATACTAACATTGCCCCTCTGGGGCTATTCGCGTTTCCGCGCTAGAAGGAGATTGTATGGTCTTTAAAGCAACAAAAGATAACAACGGTGTGGTGGATAGTGCGATTAATAAAATGGGCAGGATTCGCGGTGTTAAAGAGAAGAGTAGACGTGAGCTAAAGAACGCAGAATTAATCAGCTTAGTACGTAAGATTAAGCCGCACTTATCTGAGAGTATTATGACTGCTGCAACCATAATGAAGAATAAAGAGAGTGGCGCTGCTAATCAGCTAAAGGCTGCGGTTATTTTACTTAATGCTTACAAAGAATTGATTGGTGATTTGTACGATGGTGATGACGAGGAAGAGGGAGTGGAGATACAGCCAAATACTCCGATCTTCAGTCTCCGTATGCTTCCAACGGATACACCGGAAGATAAGTAGAATTAGAAGTTATACTAAGGCTAGGCTGATCCCCGAAAGCACAGATTCCTCACCTGTGTTGCCTTGGTTTATTAGTGAGTGTTAAACAAAAGAGGTAACAAATGAAATGTACAAATACAAACTCCAAGAATATTTTCACGGATTTACTTGGAATTAAACGCAGAACTAAAACGTCCGATACAGTCGGGCAGTTCTTTGCAACAAATAGAGATGGGCTGGTTAAAGTGATATCTGTAGCTCAAGCGAGATCTGTTCTAGTTAAGTTTGTGAACTCTGGTTTTGAGAAAGAAGTTCTTATAGCTAATCTCCGAAAAGGTAAGTGTATGGATGAAACAACTACAGATAGAACACATCCAACAACTTACCCAAATAAAGAATACGAATCAAATGGTTCTGGTAGATTTACGGTAGTTGAAAAAACAGGTAGTTTATGTACTATAGTTTTTAAAGATACAGGTTATAAAACTACATCGCTGCTTGGTAATCTAAAAGCTGGTAAAGTAAATGACCCTTATCGTAAAAGTGTTTATGGTATTGGGTATCTTGGAGAATACACCAAGAATGATTGTACAAAGTATACTTATATTCTTTGGCATAACATGTTAAAGCGTTGCTACTGTCCTAAAGACTCAAAAGGTTATTTTGGACGTGGTATTGAAGTATCTGAGCGATGGTTATGTTACTCTAACTTTATTGAGGATGTCAAGTCTTTGACTAATTTTGATAAGTGGCTAGATGGTCAAACTGATAAAACTAAAACTCAATATAACTTGGATAAAGATTTTGCATTCTACGGATGTATTTTATATTCCAAAGAGAATTGTCAGTTCATGGATGAATCAATCAATAAAGGTACTACCAGTAGAACTATAGCTGCTAAGTCAAGGATTGAAAAGTATAATAGAAACAAGGAAAACCAAAATGGCTGAAAAACAAGTAGTTATCGGACCAAGATCAAAGAAGCAAGAAATGTACATCAATGATGATGCAGATGTTGTAGTTTTTGGTGGTGGTGCTGGCTAGCCGGTAAGAGCTTTTTAGGTGCTATGGATGTCCTTAAACATTCGGGTGATCCGAAATTCCGTTGTTTAGTTGTTCGACGAATTTCCCCTCAAATCCACGGACCGGGGGGAATCTTTGAAACTTTTGTTAATCTGCATCGTGAGGTGTACGGTAATACATTGAAGGTTAAAAAACGCGACGGAATTCTTGAGTACCCCGCTGGTGGTACTGTTTCATTTAGACACTGCCAATACGAGGAAGACAAACATAGTTTCCAAGGCTGGCAGCTTTCAATGGCTACCTATATAAGTTATTAGACGAGGCCCAACAGTTAAATTTGTGGTAGCTGTTGTAAAATCCCTTGAATTGCTGGAATCCCCTTAGAGCCTGTAAGCTACAACATAGTTAGAAATGACAAGTGTGAATGCTTAAAAATTACAGGATTGGGCAATCAGCAGCTAAGACCCGTTCAGGGTAAAGTTCAACGACTATTCCGTAAGGAAGTAGAGATAAGTATCTCGAAGCGGGGGAGTACGAAAGTACATGATATAGTCTATTCTAGTGTCGAAAGTGCTAGCAGCGAAAGCGGTTTGAATGTAACGAATTCAAGCGAATTATAGTAACACAATCTCAAGTGGTGTATATCATGTCTAGGCTACGGTCTGAGGCTGCAATGCGCCCTAAAATGCGAATGACGTGTAATCCAGCAGGTAAAGGCCATTGGTTGACTAACTGGCTTGAATGGTACTTACTCCCTAGTGGTTTACCTGATCCTGATAAATGCGGAGTACGCAGGTACTTCACTATGCGAGATAATGAGTTAGTGTGGGGAGATTCCGAGGAAGAGGTCAAGAGACTTATTCCGGGTTGTTCACCTCTTAGTTTTACCTTTATCAATGCAAACGTGTATGACAACCCCGTTTTAATGGAAAGACAGCCTGAGTATGTTGCTTGGTTAGAAGGACAAGATCGTGAAACCAAAGAAGCACTACTTTATGGAAATTGGTACGTTACGAAACAATCAGAAAGTTACTTTAAAAAGAAGTGGACTCCGGTTATTGATACTGCTCCATTCTCGGCTAAACGTGTACGTGCTTATGATTTTGCAGGTTCATTGAAAGATGAGGTTAACAAAGACCCTGACTATACTGCTGGTGTTCTTCTAAGTAAAACAAAAGATAGTGCTTATACTGTAGAACATGCTACCAGAATGCGAGAACGCTTTCATACTGTAGAACAGTTCATATTCAGACAAGCAGAGATAGATGGAACTGATGTAACTATTGTCTTACCAGTTGATGCTGGTGCTGCTGGTAAAGCCTACGCTAGTTCCCTTCAGAAGCAACTAGCAGAGAAAGGTTACTACGTTCGATTATATCCCTCAAGCACTAAGAGTAAACTTGTACGATTCCGTCCGTTTGCATCCATTTGCGAAGCAGGTTTTGTAAGTGTGGTGCATGGTGCATGGAATGATTGGTACTTTGACGAACTTGAACAGTTCTTAGGGGACGGTAAACAACATGACGATGCACTTGATGCAACTGTTGCTGGATTCTGGTTCTTGAATCAAGGTAATCAATTACCCGACTTCACCCTAAGCTCTATCGACACTTCATCATCTGAACCTTTATTCCAAGGGTATAACTTCAGTCAAGCGCCCTCTCTTCAGTTTCAATCACTGCCTAGCTTCAAGTTCTAATAATCAGAACTTTGCTCTTTTAAATTCTAACCTATAAGGAGCCAACAGTGGCTACAACCAAAAAGACACCAATCACTAAAGCCCAGATGCTACCCCAAGATACCCCTGACCGTTTTAAGTTAGGTGAGATCGGCAACTTAGGACTGAGCATCTTCAATGGCGTATCCACAGCCGAGCTAAAGCGCGAATTGAACTGGCCTTCTAGTATCAATACATTCAAGCAAATGAATGCTCATGGTACTGTCAATTCAGCTATGACTTTATTTGACAATATCATCGGTAAGGCTCAATGGAGTATTACACCGCCTAAGGATGCTACTGAAGAAGAGAAGAAACAGTGCGAAGTTCTTGAAAGTATGATGCACGATATGGAAGGTACATGGAGTGAGTTCATTCGTGATGTACTGAGCATGAATATCTTTGGTTTCTCTGTGCATGAGAAAGTCTACCGTAAACGCTACACATCAAATGGTAGCCTATATAACGATGGTTTAATCGGATGGAAGAAACTTCCTATTCGCGCTCAAGAGACTATTGAGAAGTTCATCTTCAGCACAGACGGTAACGATATCCTTGGTGTTAAGCAGAATCTATCTGGTGTTACTGACACTTATAACCGTTTCACTAATCGTGTAACAAATGAAGTAGTCCTTCCAAGAAGTAAAGTTATGTTATTTCGTGCAGGTAAACACCGAGGTGATCCTTTTGGTAAATCCCCATTACAAGAGGCTTATCTAGCGTGGAGATTCTTGACTGCATTGGAGGATTTGGAAGCTACGAGTATAGCTAAGGATGTGAGCGGCTTGCCGGTGCTCTCTATACCCCCGCAGTATCTCTCGGAGGATGCGAGTCCAAGCCAGAAAGCTATTAGGCAGTATTACGAAGCAAGTATGCGTAATCTCCAGATGAACCAGCAAAGTGCTATGATTTTGCCACTCGCGTATGATGAGGTTTCGAAACAACCGTTGTTTAAACTGGAGTTACTCTCTGCTGACGGTCGCAAGCAATTTGATATTTCTAAAGTAAAAGAATACTACAAGAATTCAATTGTAACGAGCCTTTTCTCGGACAGTACTATCCAAGGTCAAAGTCAAGTAGGTTCTTTCGGTTTAGGTAACTTGAAGAATACTATGTCCGGTGATGCTGCTGAAGTAATGATCAAGACTATTAGGGATGTTATTCAGCGTGAGTTGATTAAACAAACTTATGAACTGAATAATTGGTCTACTGAGCGTATGGGTATGCTGGATTATGACAATATTGAGCCGATTGATCTGGAAAGTTTGTCGAAATCGTATCAACGCTATGCAAGTACTGGTTTACTGGAGCTTGATCGAGAAGTTCTTAATGCTGTGCGTGAATCCGTTGGTATTGATCCATTACCACTTGATATGGAAGTCCAGACAGATATTTTGACTGGAAATACATCAAGATCAGGTGACGGGATGAAATCGGCTGGAGAAGGCACGGCGTTAGCCCCGAGTGGTAATGATACATCTTCTAATAATTTAGAGAACGTCTAAGTTAAATAAACAAAGCTAGGGTAGCCCCCGAAAAGAAAGATTAGTTACCTTTCCTGCTTTTGTTTCTACAAGTAACTTCCAATAACTAAGGAAATATGTCAAAAGAAATTAAAATAGAAAAGAACTTCACCGTACGGCTAAAGCAACATTACATTTACATTCATAGACGCAAAACAAATGATGAAGTTTTCTATGTAGGTAAAGGGAAAGATCATCGTTGGTGTAATGTGTACAGCAGAGGAAATCACTGGAAAAACATAGCAAATAAACATGGAGTTTATTGTGAAATAGTCGCTAACTCCCTTACTGAATCTGAAGCGTTCATTCTAGAAAAGAAGCTTATTGCATTGTACGGAAGACTCGATCAGAAGACTGGAACACTTGTAAATCTCACAATAGGTGGAGATGGTGTTTGTGGTTACAAGTACACACCAGAGCAATGTAAGCGTAAATCTGAATTAGGCAAAGGCAGGGTACATTCACCAGAAACTATAGCAAAAATGTGTAGAGTACAAAAAGGTCGTATAGCATCTGAAGAGTCTAAGAGAAAACTTTCAGAGTACCGAACAGGTAAGAAACTACCAGCTAGCACAGTTCTTGCTATGCGTCCACATCACGACTCACTTCAAGTAAAAGTGTTGTGTGTTGAAACTGGAGTCATCTATGATAGTATGGTTCTAGCAGCCAACTCAGTTGACGGTTGTGGTTCTTGTATCTCTAAAGTCTGTCAAATGAAACGTAAGAAACATAAAGGCTTCACTTGGCGTTATCTTACGAACGATTTTCCTACACAACAACCCTAGAACCCACCAGAACAGCCTACAGTCGATTTAAACGGCTGTAGGCTACATCTGTATACCTAGAACTGAACAAACGCAATCAAGGCTGTTCTATGGCCTTTAAACCCCAGTATAGACATTAAATAAAGGATAATATGACTTGGAAAATTACTGATTTACCACTTAGCATTCAGAATAAGCCCAGTCATATCCTTCAGGAGGGGCTCTCGGCAGCTAATACAGCCCTCTCTAAGGGCTTATCGAACGATGAGGCTACATTCGTATGTCTACAGAAGATCAAGAGCTTAGAAGGCCGTTTAAAGCCCTCTAAGGCACCTTCTAGGGTTGTTCCAGAGCACGTTAAACAATTGCTCAAAGCCAAAGTACAAGAACCAGAAGTACAGCAAGTTATCCAGAGAGAATTCCTTGGAAAGAATGCTTTACCTACTGGTAGTGATCGTACTTTAGTTAACGCTGAGTTCAATGCCAAGAATCAACTAGTACTTACCTTCGATACTGGTGAACAACTAGTAACTAAATCAGTAGTAACCGAAGATAACATTCAGCAGTACATTTCAGTTGCTGTAGGTACTTCGGGATCGTCAGGATTATCTAATCCACTGGATTACATTGAGTTCAATCAGACCGCTAACATAGTAGCTGATGTTGGGCAGTTAACTTGGAATGATACTGATGGTACTCTTGACCTTGGATTAAAGGGTGGCAATGTAACCCTTCAAGTAGGACAAGAGCAGCTTGTTAGAGTACTGAATAATACTTTACTTGACATGACTGAAATGCAGGTAGTACGTATCAGTGGAGCGCAGGGTAATCGTTTAACAGGTGCATTGTCAATTGCATCCAATGCTACATTTGCTGATAATACATTCGCTGTAGTTACTGAGCCTATACTGAGGAATCAGCAGGGATATTGTACTACTTCAGGATTAGTGCGAAATGTAGATACTTCAGCATTCCCTGAAGGTGCGGACTTGTATTTATCAGGTACAGTCTTAGGTGCTATTACTCACATTCCTCCTACTTCACCTAATAGGATTATCAGGGTTGGATACTGCGTTAGATCGCACCATACTGTAGGAAGTATCTTCGTAGCTATCCTAGAGCATCCTGACATTGTAGAATTAGGTAGCGTGCTTATTACAGCACCACAGAATAACGATGTTCTTATGTACGAATCCAGTACAGGTCTATGGAAGAATAAACCAAGTGGCCCAATACCAGAAGGAGATGAAGTGTTATCTAAACGAACGGACTTTGTGGGGGAGACTCTCATATACAAAGGTGAAGCACCAGTGGGGACTCTTGAATCAGCTTCATTTTGGAGAATTAGATTACTTACTATTGCAGTAGATGGCGACGTAAGTGAAACATGGGCATCAGGGGATGCTAATTATAATAAAGTATGGAATGACAGATTGACTTACACTTATTCATGAAGTATAATTCTTTCTTATTAAGAATAGGAGTAATATGAGTTTCCAAGTAGCCTATAATCCAAGTCTAGAAAATGCACTAGTCGGAGTCTCTTATGCCTTTCACGAAGTACCTGAGGGTATCATTACAGAGTGGCACGAAGGAGACTTGCCTGATTTTACAAAAGTGCAATGGAGTCCCGGAGGTTTAAACTTCATTAATACCAATACCCAAAGTAGATTTCTTAGTACTACAGCGTTTATGCGAAGGTTCACTTTCACTGAAAGACTAGCAGTTCGTTCCTTAGAACGAGAAGGTGATTTAGTAGTTATAGATGCAATGTCGTTGATGCAAGGAACAGAGGATGGGGTTAACTTAGATGATCCTGATGTTTTACTTACGCTTCAATATCTTTTCTCTAAAGGAATTATTGAATATAAAAGAATACAGGAGATACTACTATGACTGCTTTCGTAGCATCAAATGGACTTGTTAATAATTTTGACGCATATACTGGGGGTTCGGTCGTAGCTACTTTGGACTCGACTATATCTATGTGTATATACACGATCACTCACAGAGCAACTGGTCGTATATATGTTGGGCAGACCACTGGAAAAGCCAAGGTTAGGTGGAGGGGTCATTGCTCCGCACGATCAGGTAGCGGAAAGTCTGCTATCAAGTCTGCCATTCAAAAGTATGGGCGCGACGCATTCGTTTTTGAAGTTATAGATGTCTCGGAGTCACAAGACCAACTTAACCACAAAGAGCGGTTCTGGATTGCGAGACTTAGTTCTGTTGCCCCAGCCGGTTTTAATTTAGAGTTGGGTGGTAATAGTACGGGTAAAGTTTCGGAAGCCACAAAGAAATTAATTTCAGCTAGGGTTAAGGAGGCATACGAACGCGATCCAACCTTACGGTTTCGCTGTACAATGCATAACGTTGGTCGTATCATGTCAGAGCCTGAGAAGCTACGGCGGTCGGAGTCGGGTAAAGCGGCGCATCAAGTTGATCTAGGACTTACTAGCCGCAAGACAGATCACTTAAAAGGTAAAAGTCACCCGGATTCTGTTAAGAAAAGCATTGCTGAGACATTGCGAGGGAAAGAATTTAGCGCAGAGCGTCGCGCCGCAATTTCCGCCGGAATGAAACCATTGACGATTGAGCAGCGAATTGATCTTGCAAGACGTAGGTACACCGGCAAACCAATAAAGGTAAACGGTATAATTTTCCAAACAGCGTTTGAGGCGGAACTGTCAACTGGTATACCCGCTGGACAAATATCGACTGCAATTAGACGAGGAAATCAGTTTGTTAAAGGTGTCAAGATCGAGGTGGTTTCCTAATGGCAGCTTACACACACAACACAGGTGGTACGGTTTTTTACGATACCCTGACTGGCGGCTCCGCAAATGCGACTCTGGATACACATGTAATTTCAAATCAGACCACCCTAACGATTAGAACCGATTCGTATTCTTGTGCAAACCACAGCACAGCGGTAGGTAGTTTGGACACAGTATCCTTCACCGGAGCAGGTGGCACTCTCCAATTTGATCCGACCTACACTCGCCATATTGCATACACAGGTGGGACTGGAAACTCCCCAGCTTATGGCGCAACTATATCTCAAGGAGGTGTATCTGGGGTATTTTTAGGCGCATGGGCAAGCTGGTTAAGTGAACCTGTGGCCGCTGGCGCTGCAATTCCAGCCAGCGGCTTTATCAAGATCGGCGGGACGACGGGAGGGGAGTGGTCCGCTGGTGCGTTAACAGGTGTTGCTGCAACTTGCTCTGGAACATCTGTTCAATCGTTTATTGAAGTTCGCGGGCCAGACACAGGAACAATTACAGTACCTCGAATCGGTAAAGTAACCAGTACAGAAGCATGGTTTGAACTAGGAACAACTAACGGTGCTAGGAACCAAATTATCCCTTGTCCTACTACTGCTACATTCGCAGGCGTATTTCCGGGTGTTTGGATTGAAACTGCCGCTGGTTCTGGTGTTTATGACAGGTACGGTAATGCAGGTTCAGTTGTGGCATTAGCTACTCATAGAACTACCGCTGAGATGAAACTGTTTACTCAGACTACGGGTGGTATCCGTATAGGTCACGATGGGACTAATGGTGTTTTCTACTTACCTCCTACTGGTTGTAAAGTCCGTATTCCAGCTACTATTTTAACTAACTGTACTCGCACAGCTTCAGGCAGTGGACCAAGGATACTACCTAATGCTACGGTTGGTACTAGACAAGAATTAATTACTACAGGTGCTGGGTACTTTGATTTGCGGAATCTAGTATCTCAATGGTACATGAATTTACAGCAAGCATTCTACGTTAAGTACAAATCCTGCGCTGTATCGGACTTGATGAATCTTTATGAGATTGCTTCACCTTTGGATGTAACGGACTGTATTGTAGGTCCAACACAAGCACAAAGTAATTACGCATTCAACGTAATCTCTTGCTTTGCTGGTGGTAATGTAACAAATAACCTTTTCGTTAGGTTCGCATTAGCTGCTGCTGGTAGTTATGTTGCTCAAATCAACTTTGCCACTGGCGTCGCTTTTCAAAATAACACTTACCTTTCAGCTACACTAAGAGCTAACGGTACTACTGGTGTAATTACAAGTGGACAAGCTGTTAATTGTACGTTCACAAATGAGACATTAATTGGTGGTCGTGGGTTATTTGTTACAGCACAAAATTGTACGTTCACAGGTACTATCTATTACGATCATACAATCACTACTACTACCACAGCTACCAACCCAATGTATATATTGGATTTCAGTACAGGTGCCAGTGGTAATACAATCAGTGGAATTACTTTACCTTTACCTAACAATGGACCTTATAACGGTTTAGTTAACGTAAACGCCTGCTATGATACTTTAGTCAAATCAATTGGAACATCAACGACTGCACCTCTGGTGATGACTAATACAGTAACAGGTCTTGGTGTTAATGCTTCAGGGAATAATGACGGAATAGCTATTAAGCGAGTGTTCCTTTCAGGTACACGCACAGGTCCGTACTCCTTTGTTAACTCAGATACTAATATCTTGATTGAGAATGTAATGGGAGACTACGCTGACACTTCAGTGATCGCTGGATTGAATGCTACCGTAAAGAACGCAGGATTAACTGGAGCTACTACAGGTCAAGTCTCAGTTTATGGTTCTCATTGGTTGACTAGGTTCACTTCTACTACTGCTGGTTTTGCTGAAATTCTATGCAATGAACCAACTTCCAGTTCAGCTTTACAATGCTTTGAATCAGGAGGTATACCTCAGTTTAACTCAAGTGGCTCTGTATTGTTAACTAAGGCTGGTGATTCAGTTACTTGGGAAATGCCTTTCTTTGCTATTGGGTATACAGCATTTACCAATTCAGCACCAATTATCACAGGTACTAACGTAACCTTTAGTACACGTTGGGGTAATCATGATATTGAGTTCCAAGTAAATACAGGAAGTGGATACGGCGGTACTTGGTTGAATCTAACAGCAGCTAACTTGATCGCTCAGACGTTCAATAGTACTACTGGGTTTAAACTAAAGATTAGAGCTACATGTGCTATTGCATCAGCTACTAACGTAATTACTAACATGCGAGTGAACTTGACTACTACAAGTACAGATCAAGCCACTAAGCTATATCCACTACAGACTGTCACTCTTTCATTAACTGGATTACAGACTGGTACAGATATTGTTATTCTGCAAGCTGGAACTGATGTAATTCTACAGCAACAGGATAGTAATTCAGGAAGTACTTATGATTACATTTATGAGACTGTCCAGAATGTAGATATTGGTTTAATCAAACCAAACTATGTACCTTTGTATATCCGAAATTATCCACTTAGCTCATCTAATTCGAGCTTACCAATTTCCCAAACATTTGATAGAAACTACGGAGCTTAATACATGGCTAAACTTACCTCGAAATCATCCCTAATTGTAGGCACTAACTTAACCGTTAATGAAACAGCTAGGACTATTACTTTAATTGCAAGTGCAGATGGAAGTACAACTAATGGACTAATTGCGAAGGACGGTGTAACTTTTCAAGCACTATATTCTAAGCTAGTTGATCTTTGGGCTACTTCTACTTATCAAGACAGTCCATTCCCACTGTATGCAATTGATGCGTTGTCAGGTCAATTCCAAATTGGGACCGATGGTAGCACGTTCTCGGGTTGGACTTTTGCCACTGATGCTACTCGTCAAATGCTCAGAGATGGTGGCTGGTCTGAATTCTCAGGTGCTGGTGTACTACAGCGTCAGTACGTAGGTATTGTGGGACTAGGCGGTGTATCTACAGGTGCTCAGTTGTACTACCAACGAGAAGCAGCAGATGCTCCTACTAACTTCACATTCACTGATCAGTGTAATGAAGGTATTCAAGTATTCGGTGACGCAAGTAACGGTAATTTTGACAAGCGCAGTTACTTCAAGGGTTTCGTTCGTGAATACGCAAAGAAGTACAAGGATTCTGTACTAGCAGATACGGGTAAAACAAGCACTGGTGCTAATATTGTTAACTTGCTGTTGTCTAACGAAGATGACTTGAAGATTCTCGCTAATGATGCTGCAATGTCTGGAGCACCTTATAGTGGTATTACAGTTACTTACTTTGGTTCAGATCAGAACCGTTTAATCGGTGGTGTCAACTATCCTTTTAGAGTTATTATTAATGGTAACTCAGCTACGTTAGAGCAGATTTATACGAAGGTTCAGTATCTACTGCGTCAAGCTACAGATATTGACACGGGGGCTGGTACAGTTATTGGTAAGACCGCTGCCGCTTTGCTTGGATTCGTTGGTGATACCCTAGAGACTACTACTGGCGTTTATATTGACAGTATCCAATCTGCTGATTCTAACCGGATTGTTTTCAAAGATCAAACGGGTGTTAATCGCACTAATCCCTATGAAGCAAGTGGTTCATTGAACTTCAATGCAGTCCTAGTAGGAGCAGGAAGTAGCTATCGCTTGATGTACTCAGCACCATCTGGTGCAGGTAATGACTACGGTGAATCAGGAGCTATTACTGTACTTGATGCAAGTGATAATCCAATTACAGGTACGATTAGTTCAGGGTCTATTGCCTTTACTTTCGATTACGACTCAGACACCGCTGGTGGTACTGCTGGAACTGACAAGGCAGTCACCTTGATTGGTGTACGTCCGGGTAGTGGTAAGTTCGCTGTAGCCACTGGAACATTAACACGTAGTAAATCAATTAGCTTATCTTTGGTTGCAGAGCAAGACAGGGTTTACGCTTAATAATATAAGGAGGTTACAATGCCTATTACTTTTGATCCAGCTAATAAACGAATAATTCTGGATACTACAGCAGTAACCGCTAGTGAAATCTGGGTAGCTTGGATTGATTGGGTAGTAGCTTCTGATAATTCAAAGTACCTTCCTGCACTTAAACAGATCGGTGGAGATGCTTTGGGGGCTGGTTTACTGATTCCTCCTTATATTTTCTTGTTAAATAACTGGAGAGTTAGGCCTAAAGAAGAGGATCATGACTTAACTATTACAGGTAATCTTTTCGTTGAAGGAGGTGGAGTTCCTGTAGTGAGAACACTAGGTCCATACCAAATTAATGTAAATTACACAGTACCAGTACAAGCACAAGGTATCTCCACTTCAGGTAGTACATTAACTGCTGCTGAAGTTGCTACAGCTACATGGTCGCACCCTTTCGTATCTAAACTATTAACAGTAGCTAAATTCCTAGGATTAAAGTAAATAGTACTTGACATTCTGTAATTTAGTATTATTTCACTAGCAAATATTAGTAACGTGTGCTATAATTAAATCCATAGCATTTGTTATATCATTTTTCACTAAAGGATAACAATGGAAGATAAGAAATACCAGTGCACCCAAGCAGTTAGTAATAACATGCAACGAGGTATAGCACTGAAGAATAAGTACTCAACAAGGGACAGTATTAATTACTTAAACACCGTTGAGACTGTTAATAAAGCACAAGGTATCCTAGATACTGGTTTCACCTTAGATGCTGTAAAACTCATGTACAGTACTTTGACTAAACTAGAGAAGTCCGTGGATTTCAGGCGCAGGTTAGAGGATAAAGGACCTACTGAAGATATTATCAAGTTCTATGCTTTCGGTGGATCAAGCGGTCTAGCGTGGTCTAGGATGATTCTAAAGGACGAAGGTATCTTGAAGAGTTATACGAAGCCTATTACACCCGAGATGATCAATCAAGATGGGGATGATAAGACATTCGGTAAAATGCCAGTGAATAAATCCTTGAATGAAGAACTGATGCAGGTTACTTATGTAGCAATGAAACCTGGTGTGGATTTGCATTACGATGAAGTAACCCTAGAAGATATTAGGTTAGCTAAGGAATCGTTCAATAAGTCTCTTATGCGTGCAAATATGTTTCATATGGTAATGACTGATTCATTTAGCATAATCGAGAGTTATCTAGCACCTACTACTATGATATTGAATAAAAGCGTAGTAGAACAAGGAGAATGGTTAGTGACACTTCAGGTTCATTCAGAAGATGTTTGGAACATGATTAAGAATGATGAGATCACAGGCGTAAGCATCGGTGCAATGGCATCAGTAGAGAACCTAGAAGATTAAGGAACCAAATGGAACAACGTAAAGCAAAAAGAAAATTGAGCAGTATTGATTTCTCAGGGAGTGAATCACATATGGCTCTTGTACATAAAGATCAGGGTGGTCCCGCTTCAGGTGCTGCCTATAAACTTGTGTTAAAAGCGGTACGACTATCTGAAGATCAAATTGAAACTATCGCTAAATCAGGAGTTACCTTAGAGGTTAATGACTACGTTCAGAAATTCTTCACTGAATACAATAATAACACAGAAGTCCTAGCAAAAGCACTTGGTTCTCCTGAGTCTGATTTGATTGGTTACGATGATTTTATTACTTCTAGGATTGAATCCATTGATGTACTAAAAGCACTCCAAGATACTGATCAAGTTAGTACTGTTCTATCAGAACTAGAAGCTGACGAGTATATGTCGTTTATTAAGAATCAAGCTACCTTAGAAAAAGCATTCAATGTAATTGAAAAGCAAGCTAAGCAAGCTAAGCAAACAAAAGAACAACCCGTGATTAAATCACAGGAAACCGAATCCGAATTAGTGGTGAAAACTACTGAGACAGATACCTCACATGTCGTGCACGAGGTTAGTGAGGTTAAATCCTCAGTTATTACCAACAAGTCAAAGGAACCAAATATGACGAAAGAAATCAAGGTGGATGAACCCACTAAGATTGAAAAATCAGCTACAGAACTGAGCCTAGAACTACTCCAGAAATCATTTGATGAATCCCGAGTTGAACTGCAAAAGGCACAAGAGCTTATCGCTGAATTCAAGAAAGAAAAACAAGAGCAAATCCAAAAGTCCAAGACTGCACAATTCGCAGCAGTAATCAAGGATGAGAAGATTCTAGCACCTATTGTTAAGGCTGCATTGACTCTTGAGTCAGAGGATGATTTTACTGCGTTTCTCGCAGCCGTTACATCCATGCAAACCAATATTGAAACTACTCAGGGTTTTATTGAGAAGTCCGCATTGTTCCAAGAGCAAGGCGCAAGTACTTCCGAAGAGCCAAAAGAAAAGGAAAGTGCAGTTGCGCGTATCCTTAAGTCAAAACAAACTAAATAAAAGGAATATAACATGAGCGTAATTGCAACTGATACACTGCGTATCTCTAATCTTGTCAAGATGGAATTCAAGCCCGAATTGGGCTATTGCCGTGAAGTCGTGACCGTTAATGAAGCTGCTGCTAAGACCTATGTGGTCGGTACGTTGCTTGGTAAAGTAACTGCTGATGGTAAGTACAAAATCGCTGTACAAAGTGCTGTGGACGGTTCTGCTGTCGCTGCTGCTATCGTACTAGCCGATGCTTCTATCGCTGCTACTACCGATACTAAACTCGTGGTTCTCACACGCGGCCCCGCTAGTATTAGCGTTGGTGGCCTTGTGCTTGATGCTACGTACGATCTGGACGCTGAAAAAGCTGTAGTTTATGCTGCTCTTGAAGCCAAGGGTATCCAAGTGCTTAACAAAGCTGCTTAATCAATAATAATAATGGCCGGTTAGTACCGGCCTGTTAAAAGGAAAATACAAAATGGCTATTATTCGCTCATACACTAACGCTTTTGAAGTAGTAGATTATACTCAAGAACTTCAAATCGTTCCTAACTCATGGACCCTCCTGAATGAATCTGGTTTGTTCTCCGAAGAGTTCCTGAGTACTAACACTGTTACCTTTGAAGAGTCAGCACAAACTCTGGGCTTGATCGGTGATCAGTTCCGTGGTGCTAAACCACAGGCTAATAAGGATGACAATCGTAAGATTCGTTCTTACCCTATTGCGCACTTTCCAATTGTGGACGCTGTTAAACCAGAAGATATTCAGGGTAAACGTGCTTACGGTTCTAACGATATGGCTGAAACTGAAGCTGCTGTCATCGCTCGTAAGATGGAACGTATTCGCCGGAATATGGACATTACTATGGAAGTCGGTCGTTTTAGCTTGCTGACTAGCTTGAACCTCTATGCCCCGAACGGTACTGTTTCTGGTAATCTTGCAACTGATTTTGGTATCACTCAGACCTCCACCGACTTCGTGTTGGGAACTGCAACAACTGACATTGTTGCCAAGGTTGAAACTGTTATTGCTTCTATGCAAGATAACGCAAACAGTGGTGATGTAATCACTGGTATCATTGCTTACTGCTCTCCTGAGTGGTTTGCTAAGTTGATCTCTCACGCTAAGGTTGTTGAGGCGTACAAGTATTTCTCTGCTACTGAAGGTCAGATGATTCAGCGTAATCGCGCTGGTGGTAATAACGGACTGTATCGTGAATTCACCTATGCTGGTATTCGCTTCGTTGAAGTTCGTACAGTACTAGCTGGTCAGCGTCTGATCCCTGCTGGTGAAGTTGTGTTCGTTCCTACTGGCACTACAGATACATTCGTGTCATATTTCGGTCCAGCTAACCGTATGGACTTCGTGAATACTACGGCAGAGCGTGGGTACATGTGGACATACCGTGATCCTAAAGGTAATGGTATTGATATTGACGGCGAGTTCAATGTGACTCATATGTGCCGTAAGCCTCAGCTTATTGTTAAAGGTACTACCTCTAACTGATAATTTAACCTAGAAATAGGTTTTATACTGCAAGAAATTCTCATAAGGAGTTTCTTGTGTTATAATCAATTTAACTTGCAGTCTGGTTGCAGCCAGATACTACATCTCGAACGAATCCTGCAAGGTTCTTCTGCTTTGTTGAGCAGATAGGGATACCCATTGACCTTAACAACAAAAGGTAAATATGATAAATAAACAGATGCTTGACATCTTTAATAATAGTAAGAAATCTGTAATAACAGATAATGTTAAAATTAAAGTTGAAAACGGAATACTGAACGCAGGATATCAACTTAAAGTTGAGTGGGACTACTCAATAATAGTGAAAGAAAATCGTAGGTTACTTGTAACATGCTTAAAAGATGGGAATCAGCTTTACAGATCACTTAATGACCTCATGAAAGGTAAATATGAGTGTAATGTTTGCATTAAACAGAAATGGGAATCCTTAGCTAAAAGTAAGAATTATTTACTCATTGATAGAACAGATAAAACAACTGTTGAACTAGAATGCAAAGTTTGTAACGTAAGGTCATTTCGCCCTGTTACAAACCTTCTTGGTGCTAAGAATATTAACTGTGTAAATTGTCAAGTTTCGCGTTATAAGATATGTGCGTCTAATTGCAATCTTACTTATATTTCCAGTGTTACTCGTAGACCTCAAGTGGATATCACTGTAGAGTGTAATTTCTGTTCAAACACTTATGTGACCACTAATACTGTGTTGCTAAAATTACAGAAAAACAACTGCCAATTTTGTGAACAATCTAGATTACTAAAGAATGTTGAATTAAAAGGTTGGAATTATTTTGGACTTGTAGATAAATTAAAACATCGTTTACACTGTAAAGTGTGTGACTTTAAAAGAGATGTTACAACTGGTGCAATAAATTGTGACAGTGATATAATTTGCAAGCTATGCAGATTAAATAAATATACTGCATTTTGTGCAAGTAAAAATTGCAAATTTATCAGAGTAGATAAGGAGCCTAAAAAGGCAGCGGTGGTGGTGTTTATCAACCCAAAAGGGGAAGAAATGACTACTGACCTCGGTAGCCTTTCTTCTGGGAAATTTGCAACCTCTGAAGATAATCATTGGAATTTACCATATCAAGTCTATATCATAACCACGAAATATAACGAGTCTCTTTACTACAAGATCGGTATAGCACAGTATGCTACTCATAGAGCTAAGGAATTAATGATCTCTGGAAATTACTGTGTTGAGGTATTAGGAAAATTCAGGAATAGATGGTTAGCTTTTGAAGCTGAACAGCACCTGCACAACTTATTTAAAGAATACTCTATTCATCGTAAAGATGTTGAACCACTTACGTCAAAGGTTATCACTAGACCAAATAAAACTGAAGTTTTAGATGGTAGTACAGAGTGGTTTAAAAACTTAGATATACTTACAGTTAAAAAAGAATTTGAGGATAAATATGGCTTGGACAGATATACAGAAAATCAAGATTGAAGTTGGAGATATGGAACCAGCTTTTCCGTTACTCAGCGATGATACTTATGCTTATATTCTTGAGAAAAATAGTAATAATATTTCTCGTGCATCATTAGACGCTGCTAGAACTATTTTAATGGTTTTATCTCAGCGTTCAGACGAGACAGTTGATATTTTCTCTATAAGGGGGTCTAAAACAGCGGAAACTTTCAGACTAGCTCTTCAGATGTACTTAGCGAATCCATTGCTCAATCCAATCCTCCAGAATGTACGTGGATATGTTGGGGGTGTATCTAATTCCGATATGGAAGCTAACGATGCTAACCCAGACAACAACACAGTACAGTCTCCTAGCTCCTACAACAGCTTTCCACTGCAAGGTAGTACATCGGTATTCCCTGTGGGTTATTTTAGCGTCTAAGGTGGTTGTATGACCTTACAGACATACAAGGAGCGTATATGAGCTTTCAATCAGCCGTTACATCCGCAATTACACGCCACGGTCTTCTGCTGAGTTATACATCAGTCACAACTGGAGCTTATGACGTAGAAACTGGAGCACCAGCGATTACTCGTGTACTGTACTCTCTTTTGATGTATCCAAAGCAAATCATTGCTAACTCCTATAACTACCCTTCACTCGTAGGTAAAGAATCCTCTATGTTCTATCTTAGTGCTGCTGGACTGGCGTTCACTCCTAAGATGAACGATGAGATTATCTATTCAGGGAATACCTACAGAGTTCAGTCCTATCAATCCCACGTAGCAAATGCTAGTACTGTCCTTTACAGGATTATCGCAGTAAGGGGTTAAGGGGTTAATATGCTTTCTATTGACGTATCTAAGTTAATACTTGAGTTAAAAGAATACAAAGTAGATGTACAAAGAAGATTAGAGAATATGGTAAGTGGATTCTCTTATGAGTTAGCATTGACTGCTATTGATAACACTCCCCTTGGTGATTCCGAGGCTTATATCAAGCTCTATAAACGCAGAGAGAAAGCCTACGGGTTACTTCCAGAGGAAGGTCTAGCTAGAGGTGGATGGCAAGTATCTCTTGATGGTTCTTTGGACTTTCAACAGATATATGGCTCTGGCTCTGGAGATACTGCTGGTGCTGCTGTGAAGATTCATATGATGAACTACAAGCTCGGTGAAGAAGTAATCATCGGTAATAAAGGGCCGTACATTAAGTACCTAGAGAATGGTAGTTCAACTACTCAAGCTCCTGATGGTATTATGCAGCCAACAATAAATGACATAATGAGCGCACATAAGATTAGTCTAAACCGATACTACAACGAATAAGGGGCAATATGTCAGAAATACTGAATATAAAGAAAGCAGCAGAACGAAAATTGTCCTTGATTACTCCAACCGTACCTACAGGATATGAAGCGGTTGATTTTAATCCTCCGGTTGATTCAATGTACCAACGGTGTCAATTCAGGATTGACTCTCCTGATGACCCTAGTTTACCTGTTGGGTTCCACAGAGAACAAGTGCAGATGCAAGTGTTCGTTTGTGATATTAAAGGACACGGTACAGGTTTAGCTCTTGCTCGTAGTGAGTTGATCCGTAGTACTTTCAAACGAGGTCTAAGTATGATTGAAGGTAATGCACGGATTCGTGTCTTGACTACACCTCATATTGGTTCAGCATTCATATCAAATGATAGGGTGATTGTACCAGTGATGATCGAGTTAACTTGTGACATAGATACATAGGTTACTGAAAAGAATACAGCCAGTTGGCTACGTATGAATTGCTCTAGGCAATTATGGCAGCTATGCCTGAATAGCATTATTTGCAAATAATTAAGGAAAATATAAATGGCAACAAAAGCAAAAGGCGTAAGTAAATTAGTCGCCTATAAGAAAGAAACTACTTTCGGTACAGCAGCCGGTACTTCTGGCGGTAAACTCCTACGTAGGACTACCGCTGATTTTACTAGTAATCGTGAAAGTTATGAATCCTCTGAGATTCGTGCTGATCGGCAAGTAGCTGATTTCCGTCTAGGTACTAAAAGTACTGATGGCTCATTGTCTGGTGAATTGTCTCCGGGTTCTTACTCTGATCTGATTCAATCAGTCCTAGCTAAGGATTTCGCAGTCGGTGGTACAGCCGCTGCTATCAGTGTTACTATTGCAGCTTCTGGTTCGTTCTTCACTTTGACTCGTGGTACTGGTTCTTACTTGACTGACAACTTCAAAGTTGGTGAAGTCGTTCGTATGACTGGTGCTGGTTTGAACGTAGCTAACGTAGGTAATAACTGCCTAGTAGTCGCTGTGTCTGCACTCGTGTTGACTGTACGTGTTATCAGCGAAACTACTCTCATTGCAGAAGGCCCGATTGCTACAGTTACTATTACTGCTGCTGGTAAAGAGTCTATTGTACCTTTGACTGGTCACACTGATGATTCTTACAGCGTAGAAGAGTTCTACTCTGATATTGCTCAATCAGAACTCCACACTGGTGTTAAGTTCGGTAACTTCTCAGTCAATGTGCCAGCTACAGGATTGGTTACTACTGACTTTACAGCGATGGGTAAAGGGCTGGCTCTAACAGGTACTAGTGCTTATTTCGTAGCACCTGCTGCATTGTCCACGACTGGTGTAGTTGCTGCTGTTAATGGTGCAGTTATTATCAACGGTTCAGCTACTACTGCTTGCGTGACTTCGTTTGATCTGTCAATTGACCGTGAAATGGAAGCATCTCAGTGTATCGGTTCTAACTCCGCAGAGGAAATTTTCACTGGTGTTATTCGTGCTACTGGTAATCTCTCCATGTATTTCGAAGACGGTGTTGTGCGTAGTCTCTTTGAGAATGAATCACTGGTTACTCTGGTGTTGGCTCTCGCTACAGGCACTGAAAAAAATGCCGGCGTTATTACATTCACTATCCCTAAAGCAAAGCTTTCCAGCTTCTCTAAGGCAGATGGTTCAATGGGTATTACTGCTACTTCCGCATTCACTGCTATGTTGAATGATGTTAGCACTGCTGGTCTGCCATTGACTACTATCCAAGTTGTTGATACCGCTGTAGTTTAATAACTAGATGAATAAGCCCCGGATATCTTAAGTGATATCTGGGGTTTTCTATTTGAGCCTATCACATTTCACTTGCATATTAATACCCTCAATGCTATAATAGATTTTGACGAGATATACATCCAGTATACCTCAATTTAACCAAGGAATAAAACCCTGAACAATAAAGGAAATAACCATGCTTGACTTAGCAGTAAAGAACCTAGCCGACCAATCCGAAGCAGGATATGAATTTGAGCTTACTTGGCCTCCAACTGGCGAGAAGACCGGGGCTTTTATTAAAATTCGTGGAGCGCAATCCAAGGTTGCCCGCGCATTCGCCCGTAAGAAGTACACTGAGTTTCGACAGAAAGAGCAGATGGCTAAACGTAAGGGGCGCGAAGAAGAAATGTCATTGGATGATGCTGAAGATATGGCAATTGAAACTGCTATTACTCGGATCATTTCATGGAAAGGTATTACTAATGCAGGAGTGGATGTTCCTTTTAATAAAGAGAATGCAGAACGTATCCTTCGTGAACATTCATGGATCAGGGAATCTATCGTGGAGGAGAGCGATCAGCTCCTGAACTTTCAGTGAAGAGGACATTCTAGCTCTTAAAGAATACGCTGAGCAAGAGTTCAAGTTAAGTGCCCATCAAAAGGATGGGTCTACTTTAAGACAACAGCTAGAAGCAGTCGAACGTATCACTAAGAAGAAACCCAAGGAATTACTTGATCTAGTAGAGATACCAGATACTATGCGTGAGTACTGGCAGTGGTTCCTTGATTTGAATACTACTAGACCGAGTTCAATGAACGGTATATCTAGCATTCAGTATCTTGAGATGATGGCTTACTTTACTCTTAATGGCATCTGTGCTGAACCACAAGAGGTGCAGATAATTAAAATGCTTGATGGTGTAGCTATTAGTGCTGCACGCGAGCAAGAAGAGCAGAATAAGACCAAGAATAAAACGTAATAACTAACTTAAGCTCCTTCGGGGGCTTATTTTTTAATTAAATTCTCTGAGTCTAATTAAGAAATAATGCAAGAAAAGAAATAAAGGAATAACATGTCCCTCGACCTAAGCACGATAAAATTTCAAGTTAATACAGACGATTTAGTTGAAGCAGTTAAAAAGATTGAGACACTGGGAAAGAGTGTTGAAGGACTAGCTACGTCCCTTGGAAAGTTAGATAAGGCTACTGCTGAAGCTAACAAGGAACAATCTCAAGCTAACCTTAACAACGCTAAGACTGAAGCAATTAATATCAAGAATGCTAAAACTCTTCGTGATTCAGCAGCAGCAAGTGACGAGCTAACAGACGCAACACGGAAGCGTCAATCCGTAGAAGAGCGTCAGGCTGCGATTACACGTCTTATGGCCGAAGGTAACTCCAGAGGCCAAGCGTCGATCCTAGCCACCGCTGAAGCCCTTGGTGAAGCTACTGAGAAGACCAATGAGTATCTTAAAGCTCAACGTGCAATGTCGAGCAACAATCCGTTCGACCGCAGTTTAGGTGCAGCTACTGTATTCGCTAACGAGTTAAAGGTAGCCACAGTCGCCAGTGATCTCTACAATAAAGACTTAGGATTTACCAAGAATCAACTTCAAGAGTTGGGGCGTGAGCATGTTCGTCTGACTGAGCAATTCAAAGTCCAAGGTAAATCCTTGTCTGGACTTGATGCTGAATTCAATAAGATCGTCCAATCCGCCCAGCAAGTAACTCAAGCTGAAAATGCAATGGCAGCATCCATGAAAAATGGACAGAAGGCCACAGTTGACGCAGGTAAAGCAAACGCATATATCGAAAGCGAACTCCAGAAAGTACGATTTGCTTTACAGGCTAATAACGAAGAGTTAAACCGCAGTACAGCTAACTCATTAGTGCGCTTTGAGAACGCCCTGAAGAAATCAGGTTTAACCCTAGATCAACAGAAGGTTAAAATTGATGAGTACCGTAAGGCTCAAGTAGAACTACAGAAAACTACCTCCGCAAATCAAACTGACTATATTACACGGGCAGTAGGTCCACAAATTACGGATATTGTCGTAGGATTATCCACGGGTCAATCACCCCTAACAGTGATGATGCAGCAGGGTGGTCAGCTACGAGATCAGTTCGGTATGATGGGTATTGCTGCTAAGGATATGGGCGATGTAATGCGCAATGCCATGAAGGGTATGGCTCAGTCCGTTTTTGATACTGGCAAGGCTATCGGTAGTATGCTTGTTGGCGGTATTTATGATGCTGGTAAAGCTGTAGTTGATTTCGGAATGAATCTGACAAAAATGAATTCATTACTAGAAGGTGGAAAGCGTCTATTGGCAGCACAAGGTGAAGAGGGATTTAAGTACATTGGTATGCTTAATCGTGCTGGCGCAGTATTAACTGGTGTATTTGCTGTAGGTATTGCTGCTGGCGCATTAGTGGTAGTAGCTTTGGGTATTGCCTTTGCTCAAGTTACTAAAGCCCAAGATGATTTGACTAAAAGCTTAGTAAGCTCTGGTGCTCAACTTGGATTATCTAATGTAGATGCAATCGCACTAGCTGAATCATTAAGGGGTGTAGGGTCTACATCTGTTGAAATTCTTGCTGCATTTACACAAATATCAGAGTCTGGTAAGATCAGTCGTGAGTCTTTAGTTGCTGTTGCTGAGGCTGCATTACTTCTTGAAAATGCTGGTGGTAAAGCCGCATCAAAGACTATAGAGATGTTCACTAAATTAGCTGATAAGCCAATGGAGACATTATCAGAGTATGCACAGAAAACAGGGTTAGTAGATCAGGCAGAAATGCAAAGGATTGATACTTTAGTTAAGCTCGGACAGGAAATAACAGCTACAGAAGAGTCAACTAAGATACTCACTAAAGCAACTGAAAATGAGGCAGCTATCATGGTAGCTAGTCTTAGTGATGTGTCACGCCTGTGGTTAACAGTCAAGGCTGGTACTAGCGAAGCATGGAGAGCAGTACAGGAGTTTGCTAGTTCCGCTGAAGTAATGAGTGTAGTCAAGGTTGTACTACAGACTGTAGCAGTATTGGCTACTGAAGTATGGTATGGCATTAAAGGTATTGGAGAATCCCTTGGTGGGCTAGGCGCAATAGCTGCTGCCGTGATGACTGATATTAAGAACTTAGATACTAACTTTACAGCTTCTAAGGGAATGTTGGGAATGATTGAAGAGCAAGATAAGGCTCGTGCTTCCTCCTATAATGATTCAATTGCTCGCATTATGCAAGAAGGTAAATACTCCAGAGAAGAGTTAAATAAAACCGCTGCACTTGCTGCTACTGGTCGTAAGGTTACCGCAGATGCTGAAAAAGATCGAGTAGCGCACGAACTAGCTATGAAACCTTGGAGAGAGCAAGAGCAAAAGAGTCTAGCTGATAATCTGACTAAACAGGAATTCATTAAGCAAGCCATTGACAAGACTAACAAAGCTCTAACAGAGGGTAAGACTTTACGCGCTGAAGAGATTGCTCAGATTACTAAATTGGCCGGTGCTGACTGGGATAAGTCCAACAAACCAAAGAAAACTAAGTTAACTGATGAGCAGAAAGAAATAAATAAAGCTCGTGAAGAATATATTGATATTCAAAATAAAGCTATTGGTGTAAATAAGGATTTTAATAACCAATTAGAACGCCAGAATTTATTATTTACTAAAGGTGAAATCTCCGAAGAGGCTTACATTAAAGTAGTTCAAGATTTAATCAAGACTCAACCTTTCTATATCAAAGGCTTAGCGGACGAAGAAAAGGCACAGAACGCTGCTAAAAAAGCGGCTGAAGATCACATGAAATTAGTGGAAGAATTCACTAAGATTAAAGCTAAGTTTATTGCTACTACATTAACTAATCAAACAGATATTACTAATGAGACTGCTTCATTAAAACTCCGTAATGAATTATTGGGTAAAACTGAAGAAGAACAAAAGAAGATTAATCTGCAATATAAAGCGCAAGGTGATATTACTAAGATTAATCTTAAGTACGATAAGCAACGTCTTGATTTACAGCAGGAATACTTAAAGTTACAAGCCGATGGTTTTGATGTTGACTATGATACATGGAATGCTCAAATCAATGAGTCAGTAAGACAACAAGGTGAGGAAGCTAAACTAGTATGGGCTGGTGTAGCAATGAGTGCTGCTGAAAATTTACAAAAAGAATTCGAGGCTATTAAATCAACAATCACTGACACAATTGTCACTGCCCTTTTTGACGGCGGTAAAGCTGGTAGTAAAAAGCTCAGAGATCAAGTTGTAGCTGCATTCCGTAATAAAATCACAGTTGTAATTGACGCTGTAGTTAACACTGCATTGTCTGGAGGAATGAACGCGCTAGGTATAGGTAAAGGCGCTGGCGGTTTAATGTCAGGTGTTGGTACTGCTGCTAATTTGTACAGCATGGGTAGTGCTACTCTTGGTGGTTTAGCCTCTGGTGCTACAAGTTTAGGCGGCATACTGTCAGCGACTGGAGCGTCTGTTGGAACTGCTGCCACTTACGGTACAGCTATTGGCTCTGCACAGACAGCAATGTTAGCCGCACAAGAAGCAGGAATGGGTCTTGCTGGTGCAGCTAACGGAATAACTGCTGCGCTCGGAAGTATACCAGTATGGGGGTGGTTAGCTATGGGTGGTTTAGCCCTAGCAGGTGCCCTTCAGGGTGGTGAAACACGCTCTGGTGGTCAGTACTCAAGTACAGCTACTACAGGTGCATCATTAGTTTCTGGACCTTCTGGTGGAGAAATAAACGGTGCTGTTGCGCGTCAAATGCTTGATATTACCCAAATGGGTATTAACGCTATGTTTAAGGCTGTTGGTTCTACAGCAACTATTGCAGCATTTACTGCTGGTTTAGAAAGCTCAGAAGCTGGTAAAGGTTTTGCTTACGCAGGTGGTACTTTATCAACAGGAGCAAAGTTCGGGGACTTAAACAGTTACATGAATAATCGTGGTAATAAAACACCCGAAGAAGCAATGGCTGCTTACAAGACTGAATTATTGCAGGCTACCCTTGGTGCCCTTAAAGCTGCAACCGATGTACCTCGGACAATTCAGAATATCATTGGTGATACTGATATTGGTACATTGACTGAATCAGCGGCTACGGCATTAATGAGTCAGATCAGTACAATTATTACAGCAGTTGATTCTTTGAAGTCTTCACTTCTTGTACTTCCATTTGAATATCTAAAGAGTCTTAGCTTTGATGCTGCTGCTGGTTTAATTGCCGCTGCTGGCGGTTTAGAGACATTAAGCAATAACCTTTCTGGTTTCTATGATAACTTCTATACTGAAGCTGAAAAGACAGCTAATCTAACAAAGAACACATCTGATGCATTCGCTGCAATGAACATTGAGATGCCCAAGATTGATGAGAATACACGTAATTGGTACAGGTCAGAAGTTGAGCGATTAGGCGCGATGGACTTGAGCATTGAATCAAACGCTCAAGCCTACGCTTCAGTACTGGGTCTACAAGGCGCTGTAAATACCCTAGCACCTGCGTTTGATTCCGTTGGTACATCTGTTAGTGATTTGGCAGAAAGCGCTAGACAAGCTGCTGCTACTATGGTTAGCTCTTGGGCTAGTATTATGCAAGCTCGTGGAGTAGCTAGTTCAGATGTCACTAGGTATACAGCACAAGCTAGTATTGATGCTGCTTTCACTCAGTACAAAACAACTGACAAGGCTGGTATTAAATCCGCAGAACAATTCAGTACTATTACTCAGGCTGATTTCAAGAACTATACATCAGAACAACAGGTATTAATTGCTACTATTTTGACGGGTTTTAAATCAATCGCTGATTCTAATGTACTAGTTGAAACTCAAGTTCAGGACTCTTATACACAAGTTAAACAAGCCTCAGAGAATACAGCCGGAGTTGTAAAGGATGCATTTGAAAGCATCAGAGAGAATCTCAGGGGTACTTCAGCATCTTTAGAAGTTGATCTGCTTAATGTTCAAGGTCGTACTGCTGAAGCTAAAGCTGCTCAAGTAGCAATTGATACTGCATCTTTTTCTACTGATGAAGCTTCTATGGCTTTGTATAGTTATAACCAATCATTAAAGGATCAAATCAGTCACTTCAGTACATTAAAAGGACTGCAAGAAGAGTACGATAATTTAACACTTAGTCAAGCTGAGAAAAGAAATAAAGTCCTGAACGCTTTAAATAAGCAAGACCCTACAGGTTCTCTTGGTGGAAAGCAAACTGAAATATGGAACAAGCAAGACTCTGAACTGGTCAAGCAATCAGTTTTTGATTTCAATAGAGCAATTCTTGAAGCTTCTGGTAATAGCTCCGGTCTTGAAGCATTTGATAAAGCGGTAACTGATGCTGCACTTATAGCTAAAGGTTGGACATCTGAACAGATTAAAGCTGTTGATGCTGCTAAAGCTAAGACTACTGCTGATACTAAGACTCTTGAAGACAATAAAGCGTTAGCTCAAGTCCAGTCCGACTATAACAGAGCTTTATTAGAAGCCCAAGGTAATAGCTCCGGTCTTGAAGCATTTGACAAAGCTATTTCTGACGCTGCACTTATAGCTAAAGGTTGGACATCTGAACAGATTAAAGCTGTTGATGCTGCTAAAGCTAAGACTTCCGCTGATGCTAAATCAACTGAGAATGCCATCACAAGAAATTCATGGAGAGATAAGCTCGATGTTCTAATGGGTGCTCGGACTCAAGAACAAATGGATACTCAAAATGCTCTCGCTGGTGTAACTGATTTAGCCACGGTTGAATTGATTATGCTTGTACTTGGTCTTGAAAGAACTCAAGCTGCTGCTAAGAAGCTAGCTGAAGAGAATGAAAGAGTAGCTCAAGTTACTTCAGAATTCAATAGGTCACTTCTTGAAGCGCAAGGTAATACATCAGGTTTAGCTGAATTTGACAAAGCTATTTCTGACGCTGCACTTATAGCTAAAGGTTGGACTCAGGCCCAAATAGATGCTATTGATACTGCTAGAGCTAAAACCTTAGCTGATACTAAAGCAATTGAAGACAATAAAGCGTTAGCTCAAGTCCAGTCAAATTACAATAAAGCTTTACTTGAAGCTCAAGGTGATACTAAAGGATTAGAAGTATTTAATAAAGCTATTTCTGACGCCGCTTTAATTACGGAAGGTTGGTCATTAGACCAGATCAAAAATATTGATGCTGCTAGGGCTAAAACCTTGTTTGATGCTAAGACTATTGAAGACAATAAAGCGCTAGCTCAAGTTACGTCAGATTTTAGTAGAGCTTTACTTGAAGCTCAAGGTGATACGGCAGGACTTGCTGCATTTGATCGGAAGTTATCTGACGCTGCTTTGGTAGCTTCTGGTTGGACTCAAGTTCAGGTAGATGCTGTAAATGCTGCTAGAGCTAGTGCTGAAGCAATTCAAGTTCAGTCTAATTATAGTAGAGCTTTACTTGAAGCTCAAGGTGATACGTCAGGACTTGCTGCATTTGATCGGAAGTTATCTGACGCTGCTTTGGTAGCTTCTGGTTGGACTGAGAGTATGGTTCTAGCTGTGAACGAAGCTCGTACTAAAGTTGAAGCTGATCTTAAGTTAAAAGAACAAACTCAGACTCAATCTGACTTTAATCGTGCTCTTCTGGAAGCTTCAAATGATACCTCTAGTTTAGCTGAATTCGATCGGAAGTTATCTGACGCTGCTTTGGTAGCTGCTGGTTGGACTCAAGTTCAGGTGGATGCTGTAAATGCTGCTAGAGCTAGTACTGAAGCTAAAGCTAAAGCTGATACTTTAGTTCAAGTCCAGTCTGACTATAGCAGAGCTTTACTTGAAGCTACTGGAGATAACTCTGGTTTAGCTGAATTCGATCAGAAGTTATCCGACGCTGCACTTGTTGCTTCTGGTTGGACTCAAGTTCAGGTGGATGCTGTAAATACTGCTAAAGCTAAGACTGCTGCTGATACTAAGACTATTGAAGACAATAAAGCGTTAGCTCAAGTCCAGTCTGACTATAACAGAGCTTTATTAGAAGCTACTGGAGATAACTCTGGTTTAGCTGCATTTGATAAGGCAGTATCTGACGCTGCACTTGTAGCTGCTGGATGGACTGCTGCTCAAGTAAAGAAAGTTAACGAAGCTAAAGATGAATTACGAGTTAAAACAGGTATTGGTACATGGCAAGAAAGACTTAATTCACTAAGTGAAGAGGGTATTATATTAAACAGACTAATCCAGTTACAACGTGACTTATCAGCAGCATCTAGTGATACTGAAAAATCCCTGATTAGACAAGTTTATGCTCAAGAGGATTTGAAATCAGCTACGGATAAGGCAACTGCTGCTTCTAAAGAAGCTGCTAATTCTGCTTTTAGTGCGCTGCAACGTGCAGTTGATTCCCAGCGTCAAATCTACGAAAAAGCAAAAGAAAATGCTACTGAGTTAGTATCTGTACTTAAGGGTTTATTTGATTTACTAAGAAGTAATATTAAAGAATTGTACAGTGAAGTAGATAGCACAGCAAAGATGCAAGCACAGGCAGGTTTAGCGTTTATTAAGAGTTCTTTACAGAAGGCTAAAACTACAGGTGTCCTTCCTGAAACAGAACTTCTTAGTGAGGCAATTAATGCTGTCAGGAATGATACTAAGTTATATGGAACTAGGTTAGAACAAGAGTTTGCTAAGTTAACTCTAGCAAATGATTTATCAGAACTTGAGAAGTTAACTAAAGGTCAATTGACTGATGCTGAAAAAGCCCTAGCAAATGCTGAAGCTCAACTAGCAGCACTTAACAATGTTCTTATGCTAGCTCAGAAACAGTTAGATGCTGCTAACGGTATTAATACTTCCGTTATAAGTGTAGCAGACGCTGTTAATAATCTAGCTATAGCCCTTGGGGTTGATGCAAGTACTATTATGGGTGGTGGTTCAGTCAGCAATCCATACGGCACATATAGCATAGGAGGGAGGGACTATACTGGTAATCAAAGTGAGTCCATAAACTTAAAGAAAGCTAAGGAAATTACAGCAGGTTTAACTGACCCTAATGATATTGCTTATGCTCTTTTAAAGAAAACTGGAACATGGGGAGATACTATACTTTATAACGATTTACGTGAATCAGGAGCCAAGGGGGCTGCGAGAGCAACTTCAGAGAAAATGGCGGAGGATATCGCTAAGAAGTACGGCTCTATTGAGAACTTGAAGGAAAAAGCAGCAGCTTTACCTGAGAACTACGGGTCTAACCCTTATCAAGACATCATTGATAATTTAAATAATCAGAATGAAATTGCAGGACTTCCAGCATACGAGATTGGTACTAACTACGTACCAAACGACGGGTTGGCTTTCCTACACGAGGGTGAAGCGGTTATCCCGAAAGCCTACAACCCGGCTGTCAGTGATTTAAATAATTCCTCAAGTCTAGTAGAAGAGTTGAAATCATTGCGGATTGAAGTTCAGATGTTAAGAATTGAAGCAAGAGCTACAGCTATTAACACTTCTAAATTAAACAACAACTTTGAAAGAAGTATTGTCCCTACTACCGAAGGTGATGCACTCTTGGTAAAAACAGCGGTGTAATTAAAGATAACACGGACTAACCATCCGTGTTTCTTAATAAATAAGGTAAATATGAAAGATTACAATGAAAGTAATTAAACCACTCCAGTATCAAGAAAGTCAATTAATCTCTTCATCAGCAGTAGAAACAGTGCCGTTGTACGTAGCAGGTACTACTTATGCTGTTGGTGCTATTGTTCGATACGGATTTAGATTGTACACAAGTCTATCCAGCAGTAACGTAGGTAATCAGCCAGATATTAGTCCTACTAAATGGATTGATTCAGGCCCTGATAATACCCACGCTATGTTCGATAATGAAGTTAGTACTGTTAGTACAGCTACTTCACCTTTCGTTGTAGTGACTAAACCCACTGCAATTTTTGATTCAGTAAGTTACTTGAACTTAACAGGAACTTCATTGAATGTCAAAGTTCAGAATGGAATAGGAGGTACTGAAGTTTATAATCGAACAGTACCACTTGACGACACTGATATACTTGATTGGTTCATGTACTATTTTGAACCCTATGATTTATTGACTGAAGTTGTCTTGACCGATATCCCACCTTATGCAAATGGTGTTATCACAAGTACATTAACGGGTTCAGGTACAGTTCAAATAGGCAGTCTAATCTACGGTACTGTCTATAAGATAGGTGGTACACAGTACGGTGCCTCAGTTGGTATTAAGGACTACTCAGTAAAAACTACTGATGATTTCGGAGGTACTACTTTTGTGCAACGTGCATTCAGTAAACGAATGGATGCTGAAGTCTACATGGATAATGCAAGACTGAACTTCAATTATAAACTCTTGAGCGATCTAAGGGCTATTCCTTCAGTGTGGATCGGATCAGATGATACTATGTATAAACCACTAATCGTTTTTGGATATTACAGGGACTTCAACGTAACTATTCAATACCCAACGTATTCACTTTGCTCATTGCAGATTGAAGGGTTGACTTAATTAATGCTTAACCTAATAAGAAAGAAATAAATGACTACACTAACAGCTTTACCTGATGCACCACAACGGTCATCCCCTAGTACATTCGCAACTAAAGCAGACGCTTGGGTTGATGCAATTGAGAATGTATTCACTCCTGAAATGAATCTAATTATACCCGAGATTAACGCTTTGACTGTTACTACTACTACTCAAGCGGGTATTGCTACTACTCAAGCGGGTATTGCTACTACTCAAGCTATACTAGCTGCTAATCAGGTTATTCTAGCACAAGATCAAGTTTCACTGGCAGAACAAGCCGCACTGAGTGCAGGTTCAATTGTTTGGATATCTGGAACTACGTACGCCACAGGTGATTTACGTTACAGTCCTTTGGACTTTCAGAGTTATCGAAGAATTACAGCAGGTGCAGGAACTACTGATCCTAGCCTTGACGTCACAAATTGGAGCAAAGCTTTTAACCCCTCGTTAATTCGCTCAGCACGTACAGCAGATATTATGCTTGGCAAATACGACAACGGCAAGATAATTGATATCACTAGTGGTACATTTACACAAACATTTGATTCGGCTGCAACTTTAAAAGATGGTTGGTTTTGTTATTTGCAAAACTCCGGTACAGGCGACATCACAATTGATCCAAGCGGCGCGGAGTTGATTGATGGATTGTCTGGCTTTGTGATGTACCCTGGCGAAGTGCGGCTGGTGCAATGCGATGGTGTGGCGCTGCGCTCGGTGGTGCTGAATGCTTTTTGCAAGACGTTTACAGCAAGTGGCACTTTCACAAAGCCACCGGGCTACAGTCAGTTTGGAGGATTTTTATGGGCCGGTGGTGGCAGTGGCAGACGGGGTGCGGCTTCCAGTCTGCGCAATGGTGGCGGCGGCGGCGCATGTACGCCAATACTTGTTTTGTCTACTGCTGTTGGCTCAAGTGAGTCTGTAGTAATCGGTGCCGGAGGTCTTGGCGCAACAGTAGACAGCACCAATGGTGCAGCAGGCGGAACGTCAACTTTTGTCGGTTTATCCTCGTTTGGTGGTGGCGAGGGTGACAACCTTTCAACACTGGCGAGTGCTTTGTCAAGAGGTGGTTCGGCACTTTAC